ATGATTAAGTTTAAAATTAGACACTTTACTTCTTTTCATAGGATATACCCCTTGTTTAAATTTGGTTAGGTATGGAAGTAAAGAACGGAATAATAATAGACGGAGTGCTGCACGAAGCTGTGCAAGATAATATCAAATGCCCCTCATGCTCTCTATACGAGAAATGCGCAGAAATGTACTACGCATCATGTATGACTGATTTATTTAGTTGTGAAGGCTTTTCCAATCGTGGCAAAGTGACAGATATTAAGATAAGGAGGAATAACTAAAATGGATATAGTACCTATTATAACAAAAGATAATCTTTCTAAGGAACAGATAGAATATCTGAAAAAGCAGCAAACAGAATATAAATTAGTCAATAGGATTAAGAAGAATCCGGGACATATCTTGTTCTCTTTTAATCGAAAAACAGGGGAAATCAAGAGAGCTTCTATTATACACAAGGTTGCTATTGGTTTGAATGGGCTTCCTGTAACCAAAGCTGAAACAGTTATAGAACCTGATTGCTATTACGACCAAGCTTTGAATGAAAAGAATTTTAGAAAGAAATTGAAGAGAATTGGATTGTTAAGTGTTTAAACGATTTGAAAACAAGTAACTATGGGATTTACAACACCGTGCTTTATACGCAAAAATACACCAGAGCTTCGGAAGAAGCTGGAAGAGTTGGGATATGAAATCCTTAATTCAGGTGATACAACTTTAGATGCACATAATTATGACGGCAAGGGAAGTCATAAAAGTATCGAAGAGGGAGAGGCTATCATAACGTCTTATGGTAATTTATATGGAGTGATATATGATGTAGATACTGTCACCAAGAAAGGAAGAATTGATTGCGGAACCAACGAAGAGCTTTTCTTAGCTATCGCTTCATTGAGAGATGATACAGATGATAATCAACTATTCACCAATGGTAAGGGCGATTGGGGTATATATCGGGATGGCTCTGATGGCAGTTTACCTGGAATGGATTTCTATGGGATGCCTAATGATTTTAACTTATTATATTATCACAAGGCTACCGTAAACGAACTGATTGAGCACTTTAAAGAAAAAAAAGAATGAAAGCGCATGTAATGAAACTTGAAAACAATTGTGTGATTGTTGACGAGGAATATTTTAATGAGATAAAGAAGAAGTCAGAATTTAACCAGGAAAAGATAAATGAGATTGCCGAAGAAAGGTTTTTGAAATATGTCAAAGAAAGCGGCATCAAACTTTCCTATAAAGTAAACGATATACCTTATCTTTTTCACCACGACTTGTTGTATGAAATAAATTATGATGAGAGAGGTTATCCTGAATCTGTGTTAGAAAAGGTGAAGTATGTTATTGCAGACGATATAACAGAGGCTTTGAACGACAAGTTTAAAGGACTGAAAGACGAGGCTTTGAATTACGCAATAAGCGAGTTTGACAAGCAGAAACACGGTTTGGAGGCTACTGCAAAAATATGGAAATGTATTGCATTAATCTTTTTCATTATGACTATTGTTTCAACAACCGCATTATTTATATAGTTATGACCGAAGAACTTATAACATTAGAGACGGCGAAGCTGCTGAAAGAGAAAGGCTTTAATAAAAGCACATTGTTTGCTTATAAAAATAATGGAAATTTATACCAAGACTTTAATAGAATTAGATTGAGTTATAATTCGCTTCCTGTTCCAGAATTATGCGAAAATTTCTGTGCATGTGAAAGTGATAATCCATGTTATAAATGTGGTACAGCCGTATATTTAACGTCTGCACCAAATCAATCATTTGCTCAAAAGTGGCTGCGCGAAACCAAGAAGCTGCACGTTGAAGTATCCTATATGCATGGGGATTATTGGATATATGACATACTGACAATTCCGGAACATGATTTAGTAGGATTGTCGGATAGACCTATTATCCATTATAAATCCTACGAGGAAGCACTGGAAGCCGGGATACAAGAAGCATTAAAACTTATATAACTATTATGAGCAAAGGAATTTACACAAAAGAAAATGTAGGTAATGGTGTATTCATCTTTACCGCCAACAAGAATTTTGTAGAACCTAAATTTTGGGGACTGCATGAAGAAAACGAACAGGCACAATGTGTAGTTATTATCCATGATGGCAATGCTTTATTCTTCTATCCGGAAGATATGGATAATGATACCCATATTCTTCTTGATTGGGAGAAAGAGCAAACAGGGAAGATATATCCAACCGCAGAAGAAGGTATGAAGGATACCGATGGAATAGGCAATACCAAAGCATTAGCTGCATCCGGAAGCGAAATTGCTGAGAAAGTCATAGCATTGGACTTATGTGGATTAAGTTGGCACATTCCGACACTACAAGAGAGTGTCTTAGGGCATGAACATAAGGTTATGCTGAATACAGCCTTAGCTATCTGCGGAAAACAACCAGTGAAAGATAACTGGTATTGGTGTTCTACGAGAAAAGAAAACAAACGCAATTTTGTTCTCTATTGGAACCTTGGTTATAGGGGCAACGACAATCAGGACTTTAGCAATTGGGTTCGCCCCGTGTCCGCTGTCTCTCTTAATTCACTTTAACCTTATAAATGATTATAACTATGGCAAAAGTATTTATAACAAAGTATGCCTTAACAGAAGGTATTAAAGAGATAGAAGCAGATATTATTAGAGGTAGATTTGAAAATAGAGAATATGTAATTGATGGTTTATGTTCTTACTTCCGTATAGGGGAAAACGCATTCACCGATAAATCCGAAGCGTTGAAAAAGGCGGAAGAAATGAAGATTAGGAAAATCGCTTCTCTTCGTAAGCAGATTGAGAAACTTGAGAAATTATCTTTTAAAGTAGAGGAGATTTGATTATGGGACAAGAAAGAAAAATCGGAGAAGTATTTGAATGCAATGGAGAAAAAATTATCGTGAAAAAAGATGGCGATATTATGTGCGGATGCGATAAGTGCTATTTTGATGGCAAGCCGGAATGCAGTTATTGTCGTTGCATTTCTTATACGAGACAAGATAAACAAGGTGTGCACTTTGAAAAAGTGGAGGATTGATTATGAAAGCAAACCTAATATTTTTTCTTGCGATATTCATTATATCAGCATTATTCATCGGTCATTTCCGACTGACATTCTCACCGTTCAGTGTATCCTTTCCCTATTGGCATAGGGCTGTAGGAGTTATTCTTATCGTTGCAGGATGCTTGGTCTACAACATAGGTGAGCATATATCAGGCTACAAGAAAGGACTGGATGAAGGCATGGAGATTGTTTTGAAAGAGTTAAAAGAAAGATACAACCATGAATAGAAAAGAATACCAGGAACACTGCAAGCATTACAGCCCGTATAGTGGGCAGTGCTACAAAAAGTCATTCATATCGGGCATAGCAAACAATATGCATGTGAACATGCGGTGTGACGGGAAATGTCCCCGTATGAGTAATTACGATAAGAGAAATGGAATATTAACTGATAAAGAAAGAACAAATGAATCTAAATGAACTGCGCGACCGAGCCTATAAAACCGCTTGCGACCACGGTTTCCACGATGAAGAATTGAGTAATGAACATTGTCTTTGCCTTGTAATATCCGAGCTTATGGAAGCTGTGGAAGCGGACAGAAAAGGGAAACGATTTAATAAAGATGCGAAAGAGACCTATGAACTTATACAGAATGTGAAGTTCTGCAAGGTTATATATAAAAATTATATCAAAGGAAGCGTTGAAGAGGAGCTTGCCGATGCTGTTATACGCCTGCTTGACCTTTCCGGACTTAGGAATATCCACTTAGAGCTTGTAACTAAAGATATAGGTGATTCCATTGATGAAATAGCAGAATATTATAAGGATGATACATTTACAGAGGCTATTTACCATATATCTACGCTTCCTGTGATATATGCAGGATTATGTGGTTACAATACGGCAATCAACGAAACGATATTGTCAATCTTCGGGCTTGCCAAGCATCTGGACATAGACCTTATATGGCATGTGGAGCAGAAGATGTGCTACAATGAATTGAGAGAAAGTAAACATGGAAAGAAGTATTAAACATTTCCCGTTACGTATAGACTGCCGTACAGTCATATATGTAACAAAAGATAAGCTTACCCTCTGAATATGCAGAGAAGAAGCGAAAACTATTCAATTCTATTTCAGCGATTGAAAAGAAGGGTGGAGGATACCGGGTAACAGTTGATGTCGAAGAAGTAAGGGAACTTGTTGTCAGCGGTATACGCCTGAAAGATATTGCAAAGAAATTGGGAGTGAGCAAAACCACTGTTGATAACTATATAAAGAAGTATGATTTGAGAAATGGAAAAAGATGAAACAGTTTGGACTGATGCGAAATGTGCAGCCCTTCGAGTTGAGTTCCTTACCAGTCGTGAGGAACTCTTTTTGTATGCAAAAGCCATCTATTCCGCAATGATGTGGGGTAGGGAAGTGAACGAGAAAAATCGGATTATTCAGGGAAAGAATAAGTCTGTAAAATAAAAAAAGGAGAACCAAGCGCACGACCACTCAATCCTCCCTCACACGATTATGATGCAAATATACTATTTTTCTATAAAAATAATCGTGTTATGGAGCTGGATTTTAATAAAATCATTCGTCTTAAAAAGATTCGTATCGAGAAATCAGAACTTTCAGAGGAAGAAAATACCTTGACTGCCCCGGTTCTGAAAGATAAGTGTCTTATCCATGAAATCTACAAAATATTCGTTGAGTTACTGAATGAGAGAGGATGTCCACCGAATATTGACAGTGTTACCCAGCGGAAAAAGTTCATTTTCATTATCCTGTACCTGTTTTCTCCAAGCTCACTTGCTGGTGGAAAAATGACAGCAGGGTTACGACCTGAATTAGCAAGGGTTCTTGGTGTTCAATCAGAATGTACCATTTCCGACAACTGTGCTGATGTCGTGTTTCTGTATCAGAATTATGGGGACTTTAGTGGAGATATAGAGTATCTTTACACCGAAATCGTAAATCGGTTAAGAATTAAAGGGCTAATCAATTAACAAAGCGATAAGAATTACTTACCGCTTTGTTTTTTTAACTCAATTTTGAGCCATCGAATTATAATTGTTCATATATTTACGATGCTTTTCTGCACAAAATTCTTTGTGTTATGTGTATAACTCCGTTTTTAAGCATACATAAAGGTTGATATATTAGTATTAACTTTAAAAAAGGAGGTTTTATGTCTGATGATAAAGACTATTATGAAAAAGAAGAACGAAGAATAGTGAAAAATGCCACAGAAAAAGGAGTACCTTTTGAAACAGCTGCAATCATTAGCAGAAATATAAGGCAGGAGGGATTAAGAGATTATGAATATCTTCAAATGCTCAAAGGTAAATTGAGTGATGAAATTAATCGTAAAAAGTAAATCAACAGGCCGGAGTTCAGTGCTCCGGCTCAATTTTATACAACTAACAGAATTAATATTCTAATAAAAAAGTAGAGAGATATTATAATTCCTACCCCTATAATACTTTTTGTTACCCAGTCATGTTTAAATACATCATACTTAAACATTCCACCAGGTACAAATTCGTGGGCTACATATTTTGCTTTCCAATACCCAATGCCAATAAACGTCATTCCTAATCCAAGTCCTAAAACATATCTTCTTTCAATAAATTGTATATCAAATATCATTGCTGCTGCGGAAAGAAGGATGCCACATAAAAGTACTAATTTCCACCAATAATCGACTTTAAATAATTGTCCTAAATCCATAATTCTATCTTTATTTATAGTATTCTTTTCCTTGTATATTTTCATGGTCCGGCATACGTGGTTCTCCGTCAAAATGGATTTTACCTCCGCAATGGGGGCAGACGATAACGTTTTCTTCCTCTTCCTTATCTTCCCCTATCAGTGTTGTAATAGACACATTGAGAGCATCAGCTATTTTTAGAAGATTATCCAATGAGGGGGATGATTTTCCAGTCACGATATTGCTAACTGCAACCTTTGAAATGCCAACCTTTTCCGCAAGCCAAGCGGAAGTGACGTTTCGCTCGCTCATTATTTCTTTTATTCTCAAATCCATAAACTATACTTTATTTCAATTACTCCGCAAAGTAACGCAAACTTTATCAAATAACCTAATTAGGATAAAGTTTGCTTTATTAAATAATGTTAAGTAATAAATAAAACTTTATCAAACTTGTTGTGTTTAATAAAGTTTGCTTTATCTTTGCATCATCAGAAACGAAGTAATAACAATTAAAACATATAAGATATGAAAGCAACAGAATTTAAGAAAGGTCAATCAGTAGTCGTAACTACTAAAAATGGTAAGGTAGAAGGTACTATTTCAGGTGTTGATATGAATGTTTGCACTTTTGAAGTTGAATACTCTGTGGATTACCTAAAAGAGGGCAAAACATGGACTATGATTTGTGTGCCTGCAAGAGCGATAGAATTAGCATAAGTTTAATCAGCAGGGCGAAAGCCCTGCGTAATATAGAAGATTATGAAGCGATATTATTTTGAACTGTTAGATGATGATTATAATGATTTGGGTGCATTGATACCGGACGGCAGTAGTAAGAAAACCGCTGTTAATCGTGCGAAAAGATGGATGGTTGATAACAATATTCAGTCTGCCCAATTAAGCGTAAATAGCATGATTACTGACAATATTTTGGATATAATAAGCATAGAAATAGCATAAGTTTTAATCCGGTAGCCTTTGGGCTACCACAATACACACGATTATGGAAGCGGATTTAGTTTTAGTTATCAGCCCCGAAGCCCCACTGATGAAACAACTGGGCAAAGTATTGGGTAAGTTATGTAGTATGTGCGATTTTACCACCATAGAGAGGGGTGAAAAGTACATCACCATACAGCATGATGAAACTGGGCTTGTAGTGGCTTATACGAGTGAAGAAAGATTGAATGTGAAACATTAAATATTGATTATTATGGGTGAAATAGCAGATAGTTTAATTAGTGGTGAATTTGATTGCATCACAGGTGAATATTTAGGTGAAGAGGTTGGCTATCCAAGAACGCACGCTTATGACAGACATGAATACATGCCACCAGTTGAAAAGAAGCCTACCAGCAAGGCGAATGTCTGTATAACTAACATGTGTAAGGACAGAGGTTTCAGCAACCGTGAAAAGATTGAATTAGTAGCCAAATTCTTGTATAGCAAAGGTTACAAACAATTGCCTAACCTATCCCATCAGTATAAAATCATTCACAGCCAGTACAAGAATAATTTTAGAAAGTTTTTGGTTGAACAAGTAAAACAAAGAAAGGATGAATAATATATTTACTATTTGCTATTCAGAAGAAGAGGCTAACGAAATTGGACATTTCATAATGCGAAAAGGCTATGAAGGTGTTCAAAATGATAGTTACAGATATTGTCGTGAAGCGATTTGGTGGGCTTTCAAACAAGCTAAAAGGCATCATTTAAATTGCATCTACGTTGGCGTTGCAGGTTGCCAAATGACTGTATCAAAATCAAAGCGAGGTCTTAGACGAAACGGTCTTAAATACATAGAGAAAAGGCGAATGTTTTACAAATTACTAAGTAAGTATTGATAAATGATTATGAACTCAATTAATGACGAAAGAGGTTGCAGCGTATGCCAGCCCGGTAAAGAGAACTATTGCACTTACACTACTAAATTGAAAGGTAAGAGAGTGAGAATGTACCAGTACGACTACCGTACTGAAAGCGGTGAGTTGTTTTCTTGCTGTGCGCCTACCTTAGAGACATGCAGAGAAAGACGGGACAAATGGCTTAGTTCACGACAATAAGCCGATTGTCGTGTATAACGATTGAAGATATTTCGTTATCTTTGATTGTGGTAGTACCTTTGGGGTACTATCGCGGGGTGTAGCAGTGGTAGCTTTTCACTTTGACTTGGTGAAGGTCGGTTGTTCGATTCAGCCCCCCGCAACTATTGAGTATTAATTTAAATTTGACACGATTATGAACATTCTTACATTAAGCATCAAACAGAAGTATTTCGATGAAATCTTGGCAGGCAAGAAAACCCACGAATACCGTGAAATCAGACCAACCAACGCTAAGAAGTATATCACTTACCTATGTGGCGGTAAAGAATATCTGGCTGATGCAGAACTGCCTGAAGAGAGTGAAATAGAATTAAAGCCTATCAAGTACGATGCAATCAAGCTTCTGACAGGTGCATATACAGGTAAACGTCCTTATATTATCGTTGAAGTGAAAGCAGCAGAAGCTGTTATTCTCACAGATGAAAACGGTAATGATATTGTTTACGAACATCAAGGCGAAGAATATCTTGCTGCACAAATGGATTATACTTTGGGCAAGATATTAGAAAAACATATAGATTGATTTGTTTAACTTTTAAAATTAGAAAGCAGAGTCGCAAGAAGAATTAACAGAGTAGCCGGGCCTCGCAGAAATATGAACGGTGCAGGGGCTGGTGGTAGATTGGTTGCCAGACGTGGCGGTGAAGCTGGTACATCACAGTTGGGGTCACGCAGACAGCGTTATAGTGACCTTCGTACTTCATTTGGTTTAAGTGGTGGTTAGCTATGAGCAAGGTAGAACAAGCGAACCGGTATATAGACCTCATTCGGGTAAAATCGAATGAGGCTTTACTGTTTTTATCACTTGGTAAAGATTCGCTTGTTCTGCTTGATTTAATCTATCCGAAGTTTGACCGGATTGTTTGCGTGTTCATGTACTTTGTCAAGAATTTGAAGCATATTAACCGTTGGATAAATTGGACTAAGGCCAAGTATCCGAAGATAGAGTTTGTTCAGGTACCACATTGGAACCTCACTTATATTCTCCGTGGCGGTATGTATTGTGTGCCCAATCCGAAAGTAAAGCTATTGAAGTTGGCAGATGTGATAAAGGCTATGCAGCTTACTCATGGAGTTTATTATACATTCTTGGGCATGAAAAAAGCTGATGGTATGAATCGTAGGCTTATGTTGAAAGGGTATGAGATAAACGGTTACGAGAATAACGGTATGGTTTATCCTTTGGCTGATTGGACACAAAAGGATATTCTTGCTTATATGAGGCAGCACAATTTACCCGAACCAGTTCGATATTCGTTGAAAGCCAGTTCTGGTGTCGGTTTCAATCTTGATTGCATGCTTTGGATGGAGAAGAATTACCCACAGGACTTACAGAGAATTTATGAAGTTTTCCCGATGGCTGAAAGAGTGCTTTGGGAGTATCATAATCAACAAAAATAATAAGGAGGATTGCTGAGTCAGAAAAAGAAAAACAAGAGAACAAATATATGCTCAGGCAGAAAGATTGAGCGAAGCTAATTGGAGAAGAAAAAATACATGGAGTAGCAGTGCCGCAAGCAGACGTGCAAAACAATCTCGTGATAATCTTATAGCAAGAGCCGAAAGGAATACTCTTCGGCAGAGAGGTTTCGGTCTAAGTAATGGCTAATATGGAATTATCAAAATACATAAAGAGTGAATCGGTGGAACTTAATCGTTCTGCCATTCACTTTGCGGATTATAATCCCCGAAAACTATCTGATGAATCACGCAAAACATTGAAGCGTGGTATCAAGAAGTTCGGGTTGGTCGGTGGAATTGTCGTAAACAAACGTACTGGTCTTACAGTAGTCAGCGGTCATCAGCGTCTATCGGTTATGGACGAATTGCAGAAGTTCCCCGATAATGACTACCGCATCCGTGTCGATGTCATTGACGTGGACGAGCAGCAGGAAAAGGAGTTGAATATTCTGATGAATAACCCCAATGCGCAAGGTACGTGGGATTTCGATGCTCTTGCAAGAATTGTTCCTGATATTGATTGGAAAGATGCGGGATTGACCGATGCCGACTTAAATATGATTGGCGTTGATTATCTCTTGCAGACAGAAGAGGAAAACTCCATTGCAGATGCCCTCGAAGACATGATGACACCAGTTACCGAGCAAAAAGAAGCCGAGAAAGCTACTAAGCAGTTGGAACGTGCCGAAAAAGTAGCCCACATGAAAGAGGTCAAGCAACAGGTAAAAGAGAATGCACAGAAACAGGCTCTAGATATGGATGCCTACGTGATGCTTTCCTTTGATACCTATGAAGCAAAAGCAGCTTTCTGTGAGAGGTTCGGATATGACCCGGATATGAAGTTCATAAAGGGAGAAGTGTTCGATGAACAAATTGAAAGGATAGATTAATTATTGGGAGGAAAGCTGAGTCAGAAAGAAAACATATAGCCAGTTATATCAGCAGTCCAGACGAATAATGTACAACGCTGGAAGACAATACGGGTTAGGTTCTGCAAGACAAAGAAACATAAGGGATAGAACGAAATCCATAATGGGAAGATATGCTGAGAAAATAGATAGCTATTTCTCAAAAAGAGGAGTTGATGTCTATGGAAACAAGCCAATTTCTCGCCGTGTCTATATGGGTAACAATAACGGTTAAAATTATGAGCAATAGTGAATCTCAAAATAGAAAAGGTAAAGGAGGAAGAAAGCCAAAGTTTGATTATACAAGCGAGGACTTTCTTTCTCTCGTGGAATCGTATGCCAAAAAGGGATTCACTGACAAGGAAATTGCTTATGCCATAGGGATTTTGCCTCAAACATTCTGCGAAAAGAAAAGTGAGTACACCGAAATATCCGAAGTCTTAGCGCGTGGGCGCGCGACAATCAATGCCACTGTAAGGGCTAAATTCCTTGCAATGGCTCTCGGTGGCATAAAAACCAAAAGCACCGTGGTAAGAAAGCTCCGTGATTCAGAGGGAAATTTGACAGGTGAGGACGAATTACAAGTTAGCGAAAGCGAGTTAGCTCCAAATTTGCAAGCAATGTCAGTTTGGCTGTATCACCACGATGAGGATTGGAGAAAGATTGAACGCAAACAAGATGAAGATGCTGATATTCCAACAGACATAGAGCACGGCATCAACATTGATTCCTGGATTAAAGACAAGCTGAAATGATAGTACCTCAAGAAATTTACCATCCATTATATGAGGATAAGGAAAAATTTATAATTCTTATCACCGGTGGGCGTGGTAGCGGAAAGTCTTTCAATGCTTCTACCTTTATTGAGCGGTTGACTTTTGAAATGACTCCCGTAGAGAAGATAGTTCATCAGATTCTTTACACCCGTTACACGATGGTTTCTGCCGGTATGTCTATCATCCCCGAAATGATGGAGAAGATAGATTTGGACGGTACCACGAAATATTTTAAGACCACAAAGACGGACATAGTCAATAAGATAACTAAGAGCCGTATCATGTTCCGGGGTATCAAGACTTCTTCCGGGAACCAGACAGCAAAACTGAAATCCATTCAAGGCATTACGACTTTCGTCTGCGATGAAGCGGAAGAGTGGACAAGCGAAGATGAGTTCGACAAGATAATGCTCTCCATTCGCAAGAAGGGTATTCAGAACCGGATTATCATCATTATGAATCCGTGCGATTCCAATCACTTCATCTACAAGAAATACATTGAGAAAACTCACAAGCTGGTAGAGATTGATGGTGTGCAGGTTCAGATTTCCACTCATCCGAATGTGCTCCACATTCATACGACTTACTTTGATAATTTGGAGAATCTTTCACCGGAGTTCCTGAAAGAGGTAGATGACATGAAGGTGAGTAATCCTGAAAAGTATGCTCATGTGGTTATCGGCCGGTGGGCTGACGTTGCAGAAGGTGCCGTATTCAAGAAATGGGGCATTGTTGACGAGTTCCCGGCTTGGGCAAAGAAAATTGCTTTCGGGCAAGACTTCGGTTATACGCATGACCCGTCTGCTTCCATTCGTTGTGGTATCATTGATAACGCCCTTTACTTGGATGAAGTGGATTACCGTACTGGATTGCTTTCTTCTGACATCATCAAGACTCTTCGCCCGTGGGGATTGAAAGTCATTGCCGACAGCGCAGACCCACGTTTGATTCAAGAGATACACAACGGAGGAATCAAGATATATGCCGTAGAGAAAGGTGCAGGCTCTATCAATGCCGGAATTGACAAAATGAAAGATATGGAGATTTATATAACCAAACGCTCGTACAACTTGCAAAGCGAGTTCAGAAAGTATGTTTGGGCAAAGGATAAGGACGGGAACTATATCAACGAACCGGAAGACCATGACAATCACGGAATAGATGCTGTACGTTACTATGTATTGGGTGAGCTTCTTGGTAAAATTCAGAAGCCGAAAGATTTAACAGGAATATTCACGCATTAAAAATATAAACTATGCCATTGAATTTAGAAGAAATATTAGCATTGCCTGACATCGGGCAGAAGATAAACTACCTGAAGAAAGGTAGGAAGACTGAACTTCCCGACCGTTGCAAACTTTGGGATGATTGGAATTCGGAACGACATGAAATCATGGTTGACAAAAAGAAGTATCCGGACAGAAAGGTTCTTGAAAAAGAAGCTGAGAAACACTTCGATGAAAAAACTGGTAAGACTTATGAAATCGAAGCAAAGTATAAGACTGAACCGGTGAACCGTATCTCCATTCCATTGGAACAGGATATTGTGAACATCCAAACTGCTTTCACGGTTGGCACAGAACCGTCTATGGATTGCACTCCGACTGATGATGATGAAAAGAAACTGCTGGATGCGGTAAAGGCTGTATTCAAATCCAATAAAATTAAATTCCAGAACAAGAAGATTGTCCGTTCATGGCTTTCAGAGCAGGAAGTAGCAGAGTATTGGTATGTTACCGATGATGATTCGTTTTGGGCAAAGTTCTGGAAGAAAGTCAAAACGACCTTTGGAGGAAAGGTAAAGCCGACCAAGAAACTGAAAAGTGTTGTATGGTCTCCATTCAGAGGTGATAAGCTATATCCGTTCTTCAATGATGAAGGTGATTTGGTTGCTTTCTCCCGTGAATACAAGAAAAAGCTTATGGATGATTCGGAGATTACTTGTTTTATGACTATCACAGATAAGATGGTCTATCAATGGGATTTGTCTAAAGGTTATGAGGAAAGATCTGCCTTTATTCATGGATTCTCCAAACTGCCGGTTCTTTATGCTTATCGCCCAGAAGCATACTGTAAGAAGATTAAAACCTTCCGAGTCCGGCTGGAGAAACTTCTTTCTAATTATGCCGATTGCATCGACTACCATTTCTTCCCACTGCTAAAACTGATTGGCGATGTTGAGGGCTTTATGGGCAAAGTAAAAGATAGAATGGTAAAACTTACAGGAGATGGTGCGGATGCTCAGTATCTAACATGGAATCAAGCAAATGACACCGTAAAATTTGAGGTAGAAACCCTCTTTGAGAAAGCATATTCTATGACAAATACACCGCAAATCAGTTTTAAAAAGTTGAGCGGCGCTGGAAATGCCTTGTCGGGAGTAGCTTTCGATTACGTGTTTCTTTCGACACATTTGCAAGTTCAAAATCATGCCGAGGTGATAGGTGAGTTCTTGCAAAGACGTGTGAACTTCATAGTCTCTGCTTTAGGCTCTATCAATCCATCTGAATTTAACAAAGCATCTGAAACGATAGATATTAGTACAGAAGTTGTTCCGTATCGTCTTGATAATTTAGAAGATAAAGTCAATGTAGCTGTAAAGGCTGTGTCAGGTGGTGTATGGTCGCAACGACATGGGGTAATGTTTGCTGGAAATATTGACCGCATCGAAGAAGAAATCGCAGAGATAAAAGAAGAACAAGAAGACAAAAGAAAGGCTGAAATACAAAAACAAGCCATAAAGAAAGGGGATTGAAATAACTCCTCTTCTTTTTTATAAAATTTTCTTGATGTAAAATTGGCTGTTTGGAGCTTTTTTTATATATTTGTTAATTGCCTCTGTAATTTGGTTTCATGATGTGGTAGAAGATACTGTGCATGAAGTAAAGTTTGCGGAGGATGTGAAAGATTTAGCTGGAAAATTATAATAATTTTAAAATGAAATAATTATGAAATGTCCACATTGTCAGGTAGAGATAAATCCTAATTTTTCAGAACGTTATATAGGAGAATATAAAGGACGACATTACAGTCTTTTTGTTATGAAATGTCCTAATGAGAAATGTTATTTGCCTATAATAATATTAGGTAGTGCAGAATATATTGATCGAAGTCGAGGAGAGATTCATATTTCAGATTCTCAGAGTATTGAAAAAAAACAGCTATTTCCTATAGGAAGTGGTAGAACGCCAGCTGCCCCTGAAGTTGAACCACAATTTGCAGAAGATTATAATGAAGCTTGTTTGGTGCTTCCATTTAGCCCCAAAGCAAGTGCAGCCTTAAGTCGTAGATGCTTGCAGAATATCATCCGTCTGAAAGAAGGTATTAAAGAACGAAATCTCAAAACGGAGATTGATAAGCTAATAGCAACTAATAAACTTCCATCATACATAAGCGACAACTTGGAAATAATACGTGGTTTTGGTAATATTGCTGCTCATGGAATGGAAGACCGAGCTTCTGGTGAAATATTAGATGTAGAACCTAATGAAGCAGAGTTCTTATTGGACGTTTTGGAGCTTCTTTTTGATTTGTATTTTGTTCAAGCTGCTAAAGCTGCCAAGATGAAAGCTGCATTAAATCAAAAACTGACAAGTGCAGGACAAAAGCCTATACCATAAGTCGCATCGAAGAGGAGCTTGCAGAAATCAAGGAGGAACAAGCTGCTAAAAATAATCAAATCGGAAATAAAGAACATAAAAAAACTTCGTAGTCAGAAAAATTGCGAGTATTATAATTTCAATACAAGAAAAATAGGATATTTGGCGGTGATTCTTCAGAGTTGCCGCTATTTTTATTCTAAAAATCAATATTAAATTTTGAATTTCAAAATAAAGAATTTATCTTTGCATAAAAGAAATATGGTATGAGAATAATTGCAAAAAGCAAAATAGTAGACTATTATACCAATAATCCCGATGCAGAGACTGCGTTAGAGGATTGGTATCAGAAAACAAAGAAAGCAGAATGGACTTGTTTCGCTGATATGAAGAAAACCTTTAATAGTGTTGATAATGTGGGTAATCAGCACTATGTATTCAATATTAAGGGCAACAACTATCGGCTTATAGTCGTTATTAAGTTTACTATAAAAACAGTACTTATTCGTTTTATCGGCACTCATGCAGATTATGATAATATAAACGATACAGTAAAAGCTAAAAATGTATAGATATGGCAAAGATTCAGAATGAAACAGCTTATAAAGCTGCAATGGAAAGAATAGAGGAGCTTCTTCCACTGGTAGATGATGATACCCCTTTGACAGATAAGAATCTTATCGAATTGGATTTATTATCTGGTCTTGTAGAAGAGTATGAGGATGAACATTACCCAATTAAAGCTCCGTCTTTGGTTGATGTGATAAAATTGCGTATGTACGAAATGAGCATTAATCAAGCAAAGTTATCTGAATTACTTGGAGTAAGTCCTTCACGTATTAGTGACTATTTGACTGGAAGATGTGAACCAACCTTGAAAGTTGCTCGTGAGATGAGCCGGAAGTTGAATATTGATGCCAATATAGTGTTGGGTGTATGATAGATGTTAAGGAATTAAGAATTGGGAACTATGTTTTCCCTAAAAATGATAGTGGAAAAGAATCTGTAATTGGAGAGGTTTTTGCTATTAACAATTATTTAGTAAGTGTAAAGGGGAATCATAACCAATATGATTATCATCTTCTTGAGCCTATACCTCTTACAGAGGAACTACTTTTGAAGTGCGGTTTTACAGAATTGTATTCAGACTCAAAGGGCTATATATATAGTGTCAATAATATCGAGTTTATTCGTTCCTATTTTGATACTCCAAGTTACTTTATAAAAACGAATGAAGAGAACGTATTATTTGAAAAGCCCATAAACTATCTTCATCAGCTTCAAAATATATACTTTGCCTTAATAGGAGAAGAACTTAAAGTAAATTTATAATATATTATCTAATTATATTAGGCGTGATTCCATTCGGTTTCACGCCTTTTTTATACCATTTTACGACAATCGTTTTATTGTCGTGTATCACCTATCTGATAATTTTTCACCTTCTTTATAAATAACGAAATTTACCGTAGAAATTTATAAATCAAATTCATACGGTATGACAATCTTAGAACAAATCTTGGCAGGGCTGCAACAGAAGTTTACTGGGGTGGACACTGCTATTCTTACCCGTATTGCCACCAAAAAGGCAGAGGGTGTAACGGACGAGACAAAGGTAAACTCTATTGTTGAGGGTATCAGTTTTTCGGACGTGCTTAATTCCTATGGTGATTTCCGTGCTGGGGATGCTTCAAAAACAGCGGTGACTAACTATGAGAAGAGGCATAACCTTAAAGACGGTAAGCCAATCGAGAATCCCAATCCAAATCCAAAACCGGAAGAGAACAAAGACGATGTGCCTGCATGGGCGCAAGCCTTAATTGATTCCAACAAGAGCCTTTCTGACAAGCTAACACAGTTTGAAACGGAGAAGGCTCAGGCAACACGTAGCCAGCAGATTTTGGCAAAGGCTAAAGAGTATGGTATTCCCGAAAACTACGCCAAGAGGTGCGCCATTAAAGACGATGAGGACTTGGACGCATATTTCAAGGACTTGAAGCAGGAGTTCGCAAATGACGGCTTCAAAGGCGTGACCCCTCCCGAATCAGCGGAAGCGAAGATTGAGAAAGAATCTGAATCTATCGCCAAGATGATTGATGAGGGAACGAAAACTATTGTTGAACAAAACAAGAATTAATTATGTCAGCAGGATTTAAGTATGACTTGGTTCCGCCCGTTGAGCAAGAGGAACGCTACGATGTCCAGACCGGCATTCGTAGACGTGGTCCGTTCAAACTTGATACGCAGAACCTGGTAGTGGGAAGTTTTCTTCCCGGATTTACACCGATTTGTGCGGACTTGAAAAACAAGTTCGCTTATGCGGTAATCAATGTGAGAGTTACGGAAGCCTATACCACTGGTGGAGAGGCTTTGTCTATCAAAGTAGCCAAGAACTCTTTGGCTTATGTGGGTATGTTTGTCGGAAACGGCAAGAAAGGTGCAGAAGTAACGGCAATTGATAAGTCTAATGCCGGTTATGATGTATTGACTATCAAGGCTGCTTTTGGTGAGGATATTGCCAAAGATGCTGTATTATTCAATGCGGTTGCAGTTGATGGTTTAAAGCAAAAGCATGTGGCTAATTCGGCTCTGTTTAACCGTACAAAGGTTGAGGACGGAATCACATTGGTTTCATTGCTTCGTACAGCCGCAGAAATTGAACCCTCAAAATTGGTTATGCCGTTCTCCGAGAACGATAAAGCCAACATGAAGGGATGGTTTGAATTTAACGAGTAAGGAGGTAGGATATGTTTTTAACGATTCAAACATTATTCGATGATGCGAACATTGTTTCCGCTATCATCAGACGTGTGAACCAGACACGCAAGGACACAATCTATTGGCAGCAGTATCTTACTTTCCGCAGAGTGACTACTCGTGTGTTCAAGGATTATATCGGTTCTGTAACCGGAGTTATGGCCGGCTCCATCAATTCGCGTTTTGGAGAGAAACCCATCCGTGAACGTCGGAACATCGGTTCCGGATATGGTGAGATTGCCTATTTGGGTGATGCTTATCAGATGTCTATTGACCGTCTTTCTGAATTGCAGGATTTGATTGACAAGTTCAATGCAGCTAAGTCAGCCGACCAAAAGGCTGCAATGGAAGAGATTGTAAACTTCCTGGCAGACGACTACCGTCAGATTACCCTTGCTGCCCACAAGCGTATGGACATTATTGTCGGTGCGCTGTTGATGCTTGGTGAAGCCACCGTTTACAACAAAGACGCTGCAATCACTTCCGGTCAGACCAATAATAAACTGCTGGAGATTACCCTTCCGTTCAACTTTATCAAGCCGAAAAGTGGAGATGTGGTTGTGGACGGAAAGAATATGTTTATCTCTTATTTGAGAGAGAAACTTCATTCTTTAGCTCCGGATTTTGGTGTTTATGCCAAGATGATAATGACCCGTGCATCTTTCAACAAGCTTATTCTTGGTTCATCTGAATTTGGTGAGCAGTACAAGATGATTCTTGGTTCTAATGAGATGAAGTTGAGTACGGGATTGGTTTCCTCTTCTTTGGCTTCCGAAGTGTTCACCGGCATCGGTCTGCCTCGCATCGAAATCAAGGAAGACTACGTGAAAGACCAGACGGGAAAGAATGTGCAGATTTACGCGGATAACCGTATTACTCTGTTACCTTCTGACAACATTGGTTATATGCGCCATCATACCCCATATGAAGCGACAGACCCGGTACAAGGACGTACTTATATCCCGTCAGAGGGGCAGATGCTTATCTCCAACTACCGTGATAAGAACGGTCGCTACATGGAATATACGGCAGAGTGGATTCCGCAGATTTCCAATCCAGATTTGATAACCAATTTCGATTTGAGCGAAATTGCATCCATCCAATCAGCATAGGGGGGGTAGGATATGAAAGTAAAGGTTATATCAGTTTTCCGCGACAAGTTCACCGGAAAGTATTATACTCCCGGTGAAGTGATTGAAGTCGGTGAGGAAGCCCGTGTGCTGGATATGGAAAGCCGCAGACTTGCTGAACGGATTGAGGCAAAAAATCCCGAAGTGAAAGCCCCTGAAGAAAAGAAGGAGGTGAAAATCTCCCTCTTTGAAAAGGAGTTTGAGAAGAAGACTTTGATTGATGCTTTGAAGTCTATCGGTGCGCAGGCTTCTGGCAATATGAAAGAGGAAACTCTTTTGTCTAAGGTTTCAGAACTGGATGAAGAATCAACAGCCAAACTGAAAGAAGCATTAGGTATCGAGTAAAAGGATAGGGTAGTGCTTCTACCCTTCCATTGTCTAATTTTATAAATCAGAAAAGAAATGAAGAATTTTATTTTTGCCATGTGTGGTTTTTTGATGATGTCTTTGGTTTCGTTGAGCGTGCAGGCATCAAGTGTGGAATCTCCCAAGTGTGAATATGTGAATCCATCGGCTAATGCCGGTTTGCCGGATATTCAGTCTATCACTTTGGAAACGGCTCCGGCTGATTGTGTTGTACTAACCATGCCACAGACTATATTCTTGGTTGCAAATAACCCGGCTATGATGTGTTCAATAAAAGAGGAAGCGGCTATTCAAGGGATACGAATTAATGTTCCCAAATGCCCGTTCAGATACATCTATAAATCAAAGTATTGCACGCATTATAGCTATACTGCATATTGTAAACTGATTACACCATATTGAATGATAACAGTCATGAGTAACAAGGAGTTTGTATTAAGCGTATTTGATAAGAATACCCCGTCTAATCTTGTAGTTGAAAATATACTTTCAAGGACGGGATTAGATGGTGAAGAACCTTTTACCGAGGAAAATCGGGCAAGATTAGAGGTCGCTTGTGCCAAGCAAATTCCGTGGATGATACAAAATCCATCTTCGGTCAGCGAAAGCGGATTTTCTGTGTCTTGGTCTAATTATGTTGATAGCCTAATGAAATTGTACTCATGGCTGTGTAAACAGTACGGTTTGAAAGACGAACTGGGTAACAAACCTAAAGTAACTTTCTTATGATATTCGCTCCATACATATTGCAGGTAAAAGTTATCACTCCAATGGATAAAGATGAGTTTGGCAGACCTATTCCCGGAACAGGTGGTGAATACTGGCAGGAGGTATGCAAGTGCCGTTGTGATGATAACACTACCAAAGAGTTTTCATCCGATAACGGTTCTGTGTATCGTCCGAATTATCATGTAGTATGCGAGAAAAGAATTACTGTCAAGGCTGGCGATGAAGTACGTTGCATGGATGGTGATGGCGTAAGAGGTCAAGGCGAGGTTTACGTAGTAAAAACAACCAATTATTTTAATTATTCAGAAATTTGGATATGACAAGAACAGAAGAAGTTGTTGCAAACAAGCAACTAAGAAAGGATATTGACGAGAAGATTCAGGAAATAAAGAATCTTCCTCCGAGCAGGGAAAGAAGCCTTGCGATTACAAAATTGCAAGAAGGTGTAATGTGGCTTGGAATGGATTTGAAACGTCTTAACGAGGAAAATCCTTACCCTTCGAGCAAAGACCCTTCAAGTGGTGATAAAATCGAGCCAACTGCTGACGGATTGAAACTGTAATGAACGTAGATTTCGATTTCTCAGATGTCGACTCCTTTTTCGATGAAGGAGAATGGGAGGTCGAAAAGAAGATGATTGATGTAGGCGATGAAGCCGTGAAGTACGCGGAGGAACATGGCGATTATCAAGACCACACACTCACTTTGAGAACGTCCAATGATTACGATGTCGATAAAGACGGTTTGACGCTGAAAAACGAAGCGGAATACGCTTCATTCGTGGAATCTAAGGGATTTGATGTTTTAAGTAGTGCCGCTTTATATGCGGAGAAACGATTAAAAGAAGAATTTGAATGATAGTAACCACCGACATAGGAAACATCCTCTACCGGGATTGCAAGGCTTTCGGGATAGGTATAGTGCCAGCAGGAGAAACACTGACGGGTGAATTGACCTCTGAAAGAATCGTTATCCACACGAAGAAACAACAGCCGGGAAAGTATTGGAAGAAATCTTTCGCAGAAGTGAATCTATGTGTACCCAATTTAAGCGAGAATGAAGCGAACACAATCCGGCTTAACGAACTTGAAAGAAAGGCTGGCAAGCTGCTTGATGATGTAGTAAGCACCTATGACGGTATAACCTATCGTTACTCTATCGAATCAATTGGCACGGAAGCGGATACAGCTTTGAAATGCCATTACGTGAATGTGAGAATTTTATTTGAAGTAATAAATGTAAAACTATAAGATTATGATTTCAGCAGTAGGAATAAAAAGAATCTTGTTTGCCGATATTGATAAGGTAACGGCAGACATTACCCCCGAAATAGCAAGGACTTTGATTCAAGCAGCTATAACTGCAAAAGATGAAGTAAAGAATGTGCATGGTGAAACATGGACTATTGATGAAACGGAAGCATCTGTTACTGGTTACAAGAATCAGTTGACCGGTCAGACTTATCGTTATGATACGACTCCCGGTGAAGTTAGTCCGTCTTTCTCTATCGGTCAGTATGACTATAAAACAAAAGCTGAACTAATGGGTGGTGAAGCGATTAAGAAAGGCGGTGAAGGTTCGGATAAGGACTCCCTTGTTGGCTGGAGACGTGCGGCTGGTAAGGTTGTTATCAATAAGGCTCTTTTCTGCCTTACCGACGATGACGTTTGGTTTATTTTCCCGAACTGTCAGATTGTGGCCCGTGAAGCTAACACAGACAAAGCGATTGCTATCGCAGTCAAAGGACTGGTGCAAGAACCGGAAGTTGAAGGTGTTTCTTCTGAATACAATTATGATGAAGCAGAAGTAAAGGCATTAGCCCCTGAAGCGTAAGGTAAAATGATAGAGGGGCGGATATTCTGTCCCTCTTAAAATTAAAAGCATGAATAGAGGCGCACAGATTGTTTCGGCTTCGATTATTGGAGCGGATTTTGTGAATGTTATGGTAAATGGTCGATGCTACACGGTTTTCCCGCCGACAGTGCATAAATTGGCTGGGGCAGGAATGTTCCTTTCTGATTTTGGTGATGAACAAACAGTACGTGATGTGATTAGTAGTGTCAATGACTCCGAAAAACTTGCACATGCCTTTTCGTGGCTTGTACAAGGAAATGACGAATTATTCGATGAGTTGTCTCATGGTACATTTGATGAACTTGTTGATGCTATTGATACGGCTTACTCTCTTATCTCTGTTGAAAATTTTACCAGGCTATCAACTTTGGCGAAGAACGTAGCAAGTCTGATAGCAAAACAGAGGTAATCGGAAACGATTGTCTGCTCGGACAGATTGCAACGTTCATGGAAAATCTGCATCTGTCGTATCGGGAAGTGGTTTATGACATACCATATAGAAACTTAATTATCATGCAGAAAGATAAGTTGCATGTCTGTTATGGTGAAAAAGTGAACAGGATAAGTGGTAAAGAATTAGCAAACAGAAGAAGAAAAAGAAAATAATATATGCCGAAACTTGTATTCAAAATAGCAAGCGATTGGGAAGAAGTAGTCAGACTCCGTAATGAGATTGCGAAGTTAAAGCAGGAATTGAAAGGCATGGATAGCACACAATCTCCTGCCGCTTTTAAAGCCCTTAATACCCAATTATTCACTTCTACGCAACGAATGAATGAATTGGTAACCGATGCAGCCAAAGCCGGTGCGGTTATAGAAGGCGACTTCAAAAAGAAAATCTTCGATACCTCCCAGGTCGTGAATGGATTCACAGAGAAGATTCTTGCTCAAAAAGCGGTAGTTAAGGATATTGAAGCGGATGTAAAACGTCTTGGAGATGCTTATCGTATAGCATTGAAAAGGAATCCGTTATCAGCAAATGGCAAGTTAGAAGAATACAATGCTGCCCGCAAAGCTCTTGATGAAGAAAAGGCGGCTTTATTTGGATTAACCCAACAACAAGCCGAAGCGCGTCTTTCCGTAAAGAAACTTCGAGATGAATACGCCCTTTACAATGATAATGCTAAGGAAATCGTAGAAAGTAACAACGGTATCGCTATTTCTTGGAAGAAAGCATTGGCGGTTATTGGTGGTGCTGGAGTATTAAAGGCATTAGGTTCTGAAATAATTCGTGTTTGTGGAGAATTTCAATCCATGCAGACCGCTATTGAGACTATGGTTGGAAAGGATATGGCAGGGCAACTGATTCCGCAAATCAAGGAGCTGGCTAAGATTTCTCCACTTACTATGTCAGATATGGTTGGAGCAGAAAAGATGATGCTTGGATTTAACATACAAGCAGAAGACACTATCAAATACTTGAAAGCCATTAGTGATATTTCTATGGGGGAATCCAGTAAGTTCAATTCGCTGACTTTGGCATTTTCACAGATGTCAGCAGCGGGTAAACTTATGGGGCAGGATTTGAATCAAATGATAAACGCTGGATTCAACCCGTTACAGATTATCTCCGAAAAGACCGGAAAATCTATCGCAACTTTGAAAGATGAAATGTCCAAAGGTGCTGTTTCCGCAAAAATGGTACAGCAAGCATTTATTGATGCCACTTCCGCTGGCGGCAAGTTCTACAATATGTCAGAGAATGCCTCAAAGACTATCAATGGACAGTTGTCTATGATGCAGGATGCGATGGATGCTGCCTTCAATGAAATAGGACAGAAATCGGAGGGTGTCATAATGAAAGGTATTCAAGTGACTACCTCACTGATTGAAAATTATGAAACAGTAGGAAAAGTTTTGGCTGGTCTGATTACAACATACGGAACATACCGCACCGCTGTGATGCTTGTTACTGCCGCCGAGAGCAAGCATACCCTTGTGGAGATTGGACTTACCAACGCTCGCATATTGGCAAGAAAGGCGCAATTGGCTTTAAACGCTGCTATGCTTACCAATCCTTATGTTGCTTTGGCTACGGTAGTAATGGGGCTAACGACCACAATGTGGGCGATGTCTGACAGTACAACTGCTGCTGCACGTGCCCAAAAGGAATATAACGACATTAAAAATGCAGCATCTAAAAAGGAGCAGGAGCATAGACAGAAAATAGAAGAACTGTTAACTGCCGCCCGTGATGAAAGTTTGGCTACTCTCACTCGCCAAAAGTCATTGGAGGAACTTCGTAAGGAATATCCGAAAATCTTTGAGCAATACGATGTTGAGAAGCTGAAACTGGAGGATATTCTAAAGTTGAAGCAACAAATCAATGAAGAGGATTCAAAACAGTCCGTTCAAGAGAGAAAAAACGACTATATCTCATTAAAGCAAACGGTTTCCAACCAACAGAGATACCTGCAACTATTTGATAATCCCGACTTGCGTAAGAACATGTCTAAATCTGATATGCAAATATGGAGAATGTTCGCAGGCAAGCAGTCCTACGTACAGATTCGGGAGCAAATGGAGAAGAACTCCGAGCTTTTGAAGAAATACCAGAAAGATGTATTGGATGACAATATATCCGCTTATAAAGCCAACCTTAAAAACTATTCCAAAGAAAGGCTTGAAGCGGAATTGGAGCTTGCTCAATCGTCCGCATCAAAGCGCAACGGTTTTGTTGTAAATGGGATGATGGTTAAAGGTGGTGATTTAGAAGGTGTAATATCTTCTATCAATGGTGCATTGGCAGAAAAGAAATCTCCGACTACTTACAAACAAGATTACGAGAAAGCTAAAAAGGACTGGGAGGATGCCAAGAAGAAACTCTCTGAAATAGAGAATGACAAATTCAAGTTTACTTCAAAACAGTATGAAGAAGCCAAGAAACGGGCAGAAACAACTGAAAAAGCCTACAAGAATTTGGGCGGCATCACCGGCAGTTCATTAACCAAGCAGGAAAACCAGGCAAAAAAGGAAGCGGAAAACCAACTCAAACAGCAGGAACAGCTTTCCGACCAGCTTCTTTCCCTTCGTCGCAAGAACCAGCAGGACGAAATCAACCTCATGGCTGACGGAACTGAAAAGAAGCTGGCACAGATTGACTTGGACTATCAGAAAGAGCTTGATGCCATCCGTAAGCAAGAACAGGAATGGAGTAAGGCTAATGGTGGCAAGCTGACAAAGGAGCAGTCTGTACAAATATCCCTTTCGTATTCGCAGGCAGAAAATAAGCGTGACAAGTCAATCTCCGATGTTAACAAAGAGGAACTCGAAGCCATGAACCGCTACCTGAAGGAATACGGGACGTTCCAGCAGAAGAGGGATGCTATAACAAAAGAGTATAACAACAAGATAGCCAAAGCCACTACCGAAGGCGATAAGAAGATGTTCCAAAAAGAAATGGAAGAAGCATTGTCCTCTGTGGATATGGATAAGCTCAAACAAGAAATCAACTGGGAACTTATCTTCGGTGATTTAAATAAGGTTTCCAAGAAATCTCTTGAGCAAGTCAAACAACAGCTAAAGGCTTTCAAAAGTTCTGATGAGTATAAGAACATGGCTGTCGACCAGAAAAAAGTGATTGACGAAGCATTGAATAATATTCAGAGCACCATCATCGACAAAGGCGGTTTGCTTGGCGATTTGCCGGAGCAACTGGATGCTTTGCGCATTGCCCAAGACGAACTTAAGCAAGCGCAGGATGAGTATAACAAATCTCTCAAAAGTGGTACGGATGCCGAGAAAGAAGCTGCTCTCAAAAAGAAAAACAATGCCGAGAAAAACGTTCAGAATGCGGAAGCGAATGTAGCCAGGAGCGCGGATAAAACCAAACAAAATCTGATTACATTGGCTGACACTATTACCCAGCTTGG